CGCCGCCGCTTTACCTATGGCCGCCAGTTTGCGATTGCCGGATTTAGACAGGAAAGCCAATTCACCAAACAAGTCTTTGATGCCTTCTGTTTTCAAAGCGTGTTCTTCGGCCATTATCGCCCATCGAGCCTGCGCATAGCTTTGTTCGCTAATAAGGTCGGCTTTACGCAATTTGTCTAGCTTTTCATAGTAGGTATTATTGAGGGCTAATTTATAATCTAAATATTCTTGTGTCCCTTTAAGAGCATCGACGTTACCGAATTGTTTGCTCACATCCTCAATGGCATCGTCTTTTGAGAAGCCTTTGGTATTGCTGGCAAGCATATTCTTAATAACATCAACCTTCTTATTAAAGTCTTCGCTTTGTTTAGCAAGGCTATTCTCGAGCAAGCTATCTTGTATCTTCACAACCCTGTTCAGCTCTTCGTAAGCCTCAATCTTTTCTCGGATTTGTTTCTTTTCGGCCTCACCGACTTGCAAGCCCGCTTCCTTCATTTTCTTGATGGTGTCTTCAATAGTTTTTTCTTTCTCGCGGGCATCGGCTGACATTTTTAAGAACTTCATTTCTTCGTCTTTGTCTTTCAACCATTTACCAAGAGGGTCTCTTGCTCCTTCCGTTTTCTCGCCGAGAACCTGCATGGCCTGCGCCAGCTTTTCAGTAGGAATTAAACCTTTGGCATGGGCTTCGTTAAGAAGGTTTACTTTCTCTTTATAGTCTTCAATGGCTTTATCAACAGGGAACAAACTGTCCATAAGGCTGTCGAAGCTCTTTTGCCACTTCTCGGCTTCCTTCTCCGCATCGGATTTGCCACCTTTGCCGCCTTTTTTCTTGCCGCCGCCGCCACCGCCGCCCTTTTTCTTTGGCGGTAAACCTGAGAACGGCTTAGTGGGTTTGGTGCCATCTGTTTTTTCACCCAGCCTGTTAATAAGACCGACACCACCACCCATTGCATCCACCATCATCTTTTGCGCAGATTTATCAACCTTAGTTTTGAGGTTATTCATGCGCGCCATTGCTTGCATACCATTAACAAGTCTGTCGGCAGCAATATCCGTAGCAATATCACCGAATGATTTAGCGTTTGCTTTCAAGTCATTTAGTTTCTGTTCCTTGGCTTGAACTTCGTCATATAACTGTGCAATTTTTACGTTTTGGTCAGCCGCCCATTTACCGACAGCATTTTCCGTGAAGCCAATCAAGCTAAGAATGTTTCCAATACCTTCTGCAACGGCAGCAAGGATGCCCCTGATACCAGCAGAGAGCATGGTTACAGCCTTGTGAATAGTATTGCCCACGGTTGTGACAGCAATCTCCAATTCCTGGCCTATCCAAATTACTCCGGCGCTCACAAGGGTGTACAAGGCATCCATTACCTTGCCCACCTTTTCAGGCAACCCTTCCCAACCTTCGGCGGTATCATCAAAGAAGTGAGACATGGAATCCCAAGCATCCGACGCCCATCCACCAAGCTGACTAAGTGAATCAGATACGAAACCGCTCAAAGAGGTATCCATATCACTTGTTGCACTTTCAACATCTTTTGCGAGGCTATCCCACATAGAAGACGCCATATCGGCCAAGTTTTGGAGAGCATCTTCGGCTTCTATTGTTACATATTGCGTCTCTCGAAGTTTTGCATTTGTTAGCTCTAATTGAACCGCAAGATAAGAGAAAGCAACCGCCAGCGCGCCGATAGGATGCGCGGCAATTAAGTTAAATAGTCCAATTATCCCTTCTTCAAACTTTTTAAGAGCTATAATGGAGAAGGCCGTTGCAATGGCCGCCGCAAGGCCACCAAGCACACCTTTCAATTCTTCAACGTGATTAGAAATCCATTTCACCACTTCCCCGAACTTATCCGATATTTGGAAGGTTTCGTTCAATTCACCCCATAGCTTGGTCATGGCGTTACCAAAAACAGTCATTGCTTGCCCGAACGTCAGAGGCATCTTCGCAAACTGCTCTTCAAGCATCGGTGCGCCAGCCATAAACGCATCATAGAATTCTTTTGTCGTCACAGTGGATGCCTTAACACGGGCAGTCAATTCGGCAACAGTAATAGCGCCGCCTTTCCAGCCTTGCGCCACCGCATTCAGGATAACAGGCGTTTGGTCAATTAACGAGTTATATTCTTGCGCTTGAACTTTGTTACCCGTCATCAACTGGCCTAATTGCAGCAAAGCACCTGATACCTGCGCAGTGCTTCGACCTTGCACAACCAACGCTTTACCGACGCTTTCAGTGAATTGCATGGTATCTTTCTGCGACATACCAAGACCATCTGAGGCACGGGCAACACGACCATACAAGTCGGCCATTTCGGCAAGACCTGTTCTTGTGCGTTGTGCAACTTCAAATAGTTCTTTCTGCGCGGTTTTATATTCTTCGGTAGAGTGCGTAACAGTCTTAATCATACCGTTAGCAGTTGCCCAGCGGTCTGCCCACTGCATCAGCTTGCTCACACCCATAACACCAGCTAATGCCGCCAGTGCCGTATTCAAGGCGCTTACACCGCTTGCAGCCGCCCCAGCAGAGCGCCGTATATCACCAAAGGCACGAATAACACGCCGCGCCCCGTTCTCGGTAATATGGATTTCAATACTTTCACGCATGGGGCACCTATGGAATGTCTGTGGATATGATACGCCCGCCTAAGTTGCGCACGTTTGCAATACCGTCTTTGACAGCTTTTTGCACAAATAGCGGACCGATTACGCGCCCGCCTTGTCTGTTCAGGGTTTGGATATACGGCACATTATTTTGAATATAAATGCCATTACCGTTGACATTATAACCGTTAATAACTGCCGTCCCTTGATTTATAGCCATTTGAGTGTTTTGGCTGGTGGTGGAACCGTGAGAGCCTGGAACATAAGCATCCGGCATAAAGGAGGGGTTTCGTATAGAGATGCTCACAATCCAGTTAGAGCGCGCCCGCCCCGTATCAATAGGCGTTCCTTGCACCACTGAACTAAGAACGGCCATAGCAACACGCCTTGTGATGGCCTTTTGGTTACGGCGCAGACGTTCCTCAATTTCAGCGCAACGCCGCATAAATGCTTCTAGCGATTCCCCACCACGAGCCATTATTTAGCCTTCATGTTGTCCGATTGATATTTCAGGTAAGTCTGGTCTAACCTTGGAATTATGTAAAACATATCTTCCGTTAGTTCCTCACCTAAGTCTTTTGCAATACAGTAATCCTTAATAGAAGTCCAACTTATTGGACCTTCTGCCATTCCAACCTGCCGAGTTGAAGTTAAATCTAAAAATGCTATATAGTAAAGGTCTAACCCTAAGTTTAGAACGGGGCGATTAGCAATCGCATCGGGCAACGGCATATTGCTCAATCGCGATTGCTTTATCAGGTTTTCCTCAACATCGCCCCATTTCAAAGCATAGAGTAAGACCTCTTTTAGTTTTTTACGTCTTCTTCCAAAAGGTGTTCACGGAATAGAGAAGCAGAACTTGCCTGTTCCCGAATATCTGCATAAAGGTCTGGCAGGTCAGTAAACAGGCGCACACAGTTTGCAGGGGTGTACGGCAGGAATTCAGTTTCGTCGGTTGGATTCCCTTCGTTGTCCAAAATGGGGAATTCAACGTTTTGCCAATCTAACACGATAGCTTCCGCATATACTTCACGGGCAATGCGTTCACCTGTTTCTTCGTCCATTGTGCCGTTATCAATCTGACGCTTATACGGTTTGACCTTCAATGCCATTAACTTCTGGAATTTACTATTAGCGCCACCAGCACGGGCAATGGTAATCACAATGGGCTTACCGTTAGAAGCAACACCGTATTCCAGTTCAATGCCTTCGTTCTCAAGATGCTTGTCTGTTTTGAATTGTTTATAGAGGGACATGATTAACTCCAAAATTAGAAAAGGGCGGCATTTGCCGCCCTCACATTATACACCACCAGCGACGTCTGGCAAGTATGTAAAGCGTTGGAATAACAAGGTGTGATTAAACTTGCATTCTGCGGCATTGGTATCAAGCGGCAAGGTAATGGCTTGGTCTTGTTCAACGTTAAGTCGACCGTTGCCCAAGCTGAGAAGCGGAATATCCCACACCATACCTTCATTCTTTTTCAGCATAATGATGTCAATGGTTACGTTGCCATTATTACGCACAGCTTGCGCAGAAGTAACGTCGTTGAAGTAAGCGGTAAGAGAACCACCAACTTCGAACGTGCCAGCAGATGTGTCGAAAGCACCAAGAACACCTATCGCCTTGTTCGGCGTTACGTTGTTGTTCAACGTAAGGTTCATTTCCGTAGCATACGCAAAGAGCGGTTTTGGTGCGGAGTTTTCTTCGTCCACTAACGCCAACTTAATTCGAGCAAAGTCTGACGAAGTATTAAACGCAGAAGCAGGTTTTTGATACGGGCGGGTGCCAGTTTTCAACCCCTGCGCCCCTGTGCGTTGTTCGTTATCAACGGCCACAAAGGACATATCCATTGTGATTTTATCTGCCTGAGCAATGTTGATTTTCAGTTCATTAGGAACTGCACCAACGAGATACTCAGACATTTGACCGTCTGCATCGTGCCCAAGAGTACGTTCCACATGGTAAGTACGGCGTTTAATAAGTTCAGGGTCTGCTTCGTTTTTCAGCACTTCGCCGAAGAACATTTTAATTGCCTTACCCGTGCCAACTTCTGCTTCCCCTTTCCAGTCTGTTTTGTCGAACTCTATGTAGTGTTCGTTAATCACAGAGATACGGGCAAAGCCTTTGTTCTTGGCAAACTTGGCATTAGTTTCATCGCCGCCCAAGAATATCCAAGAACCAGGAACCAATTTCAAACTTTTCATATCGAAGGTTGTGCTCACAAGGCGCACAAGGTTTGCATTTAACTCAATTTTAACATCTCCGTCAGCAAACATAATTCCGACAGTTTCCATCTTGGCAGCGGCAGGAGGGGTTTCGTCCGCAAGCGCTTGGTCAAACACCACTTCGCCAGCAAGCGAGTTACTAGCAACGGTGCAAACCTTGTTATTTGCACGGGTGCTAAAACCGCTTAGGCGCACGATATGGCCTTTCACCCAGCCAGCTAACCCACTAGCAGCGGTTACTTTCTTATCTGCCCCTGTAACGGCGGTTAGGGCGATAGGGTCGCTGTTCATCGGGGCTGTGGTCTTAGGTTCCCGAATATCAGCAAAGAAGAAACCCTGGAACAACCGAATAGAGTTGTTCATTGTGAGGTCTTGCTGGAAACCACCACTAGCATCAAGGTCAGTAGTTACACCTTTTTGACGTTGACGGCTAGGGTTAATCGGGTTCCGAGCGATTGTAGAAATTTGCCCACCGAAATCATTGTAAGAGTTTGGTTCGAGCAAATAGAAAACAGGGTTCGGAGGCAACTCCCGGAGGTCTTTTTCTTCCGCGTAGCGTAACCCTGTGATGTTACTGTCAATCTTGTTAATTGCCATAAATCACCTATTTTACATCAGTATATTCAAAATCTACTAACACGCTGATAGCATGGTAGAGGGTATTGCTGGTTCCACCTTCCGAGATTCGCACATTGCGAAAC